TTTCCCGTTGGCTCTGTAAATAATTTACAACTTGTTATGACCACTGCTAACATTGTGCCTATTGTTTCTTTTTGTACTGCTGTGACAACTCAACCAGTTTTCACTCCTTTCACTCTTTCTGAATTTCAACTTAATATGAAGTATGTTGATGTTGGTGATATGGCAGCACAACAATTGAGACAAACTCTTCAAGACGGTAAATGGTATATGAAAAGCACCACCTACACGAACTCTTCTGTCCCTATTTCATCTGGTTCTACTGGTGCGGTTCAATTATTGCTTCAAATTAGAAATTCCAGTGTGCGCAGTGTACTACATCAATTCGGAATAGCTCAAAGTGCGGTTTGCCCTAACCAGTATTACGATGCTATTAACCCTGCTCTTACCTCAAGACAGTTACAAGTTGCTGGTCAGTTTTATCCTAACAGACCTATCAATGATTGTGCCAGACCTAAACCTTCTGTGGGTCTAAAAATGTATCCAAAAGATATGTTAGTCGCTTGTTATTAAAGCGGCAACACTTCCAAATTGCGGGAAACTCTCGATAGGTCTATACTACTAAACCATTTTAGAAATATTATGGTGGCGTATGCTAATAACATACGGTAAAGTAAAAATGTATAGAATAGAGACAATCCGCAGCCAGTCTTCTAAATCCGTTATGATAGGATATGAAGGCGGTTCAACGACTAAATGCCAGTGGTGCGTAAATGATGGTCTAATCAACCTGATACGTAATAAGATATAGTCTAATCCCACCCGAGAGGGTGCTTATCCCATTTAAAAAGATAAGACACTTAACAAGAGGAAATGCTTGTTAGTTATAGTGTGGTATATTGTGTATTCTGCTTATGGCGGAAGGGTACACATATTTAATACAAGCTCTCGGGGGCGGAATTGCTAAATCACTTGGCACAGTTGTTTCATCAAATGCTTACAATGCTGTTATTCCTTCTGTCCCTACTGGCTCTGATTCCCGATTAGTTGTTCCCGCTGCTGGTGTTCGTGCTGCCGCCACTGGTTCAGATAATACTGAAACTAATATTGCTAAATTCCCTAACTCTGCTTACTACGGGTATGACCTTGAGAAGGTTTCATCAATTTTGTTTTCTGGAATTAACACAAGAGCTTCCCCTCCTTTCTTGAATTTGATTCTTGGTGTTGCCGCTACTTCTAACATCACTTGTCAAGCTTGGGGTATGAGTGACGTTGTATTAGTGTTTGATGCTGTCTCAAAACAAGTTACAGCTTTCATTTAAATAATGAATCTAAAAAGAATACAAAGAGAGAAACATTGAGTGCCGATTAACTAAACATTGATGGTTTAACCATTTTAACTTAACTTTTATATCAATTTCCTATTTTACGACTTAAACGAACAATAAAATTAATTTTATTTATGCTTTAACTCATTTTCGCATCATAAACTATAACTTTTATATAAAAGTTATGGTTAAACTACTTAAACTGTCAATCTTTGGTTAAACGCCTAAACATCGTAACCGAACCATTCTAAAAAAGACTTTACCTTTCTCTCTTCTTGTATAAAATGGTCTATGATTTTGTATCGCTCTTGTGTTCCTATTTGTAACCATAAGTTGTCTAAACAACACCTATGATATTGATTGTGATTTATAAACACTCTTTGATTTGAATACTCTATATATTTGTGGCAAATCCCACACTTCTTAATTTCACACTTTACCTCAAAATCGCATTCTTGAATTTGGTTCATATATATAGTTTAACAAAATATTTTCTACAATAAATATAAATGGATTTAGAAGAAAAGAAATTATATCATCAGAATTACAACAAACAATATTACATTAAAAAGAAATTATCTAAACAAACAGAAGGCAAAACATTTTTTAGAAAAATGACATCTTTAAGTGATAAAAGAATTAATATAGAAAAACAACTTAAAGAAAATAATGAAAGGGCTAAAAAATTTAAAGAAGAATTAAATTCTGTATATATATAAATGTCACATATTACAATCAAGCATAACGAGACACCACCCCTTAAGAAACCTTCTTTTCTTGTCGATGGGAAATTACATGACAAGTTAGATGAATACGAAATTACAAAGCTAATGAATAAACATAACTTCTCTTTGTTTCTTGGTAAGGCAGGATCGGGTAAAAGCACATTACTTATCTCTCTTTTACAATCACCTACTTTATTTAAAAGGGTTTATCATACTATCATTCTATTTTGCCCACCTAATAGCCGAGCATCTATTAGGAATGACTTTTGGTCTGTGTTACCTGAAGGACAAATTTACGATGAATTGAATTATGATAATTTACAAGAGGCTTATTCCATTGCTGAAGAAAATGCTTCTCAAGGCTTTAGGACATTAATTGTTTTAGACGACGTACAGAAATACTTAAAGGGTGAATGTGAAAAGCTTTTGTTACATATGGTAAATAATCGTCGTCATAGTTCACTCTCAATATGGTTAGCCTGTCAGACATATAAGAGTATTCCATTACAGGTGAGAATGGGTCTAACATCTCTCTTTATTTTTAAAATACAAAAGCAAGAAATGGCAAACATATTTCAAGAACAAGTGGAAATTAGTGATGAAGCATTTAAGGAAATTATTAGTATAGCATATAAAAAACCCCACGACTTTATTTTTATTGATTCTAATACTCAACGTATTTTTTTAAATTGGGACGAAATCATTATTGAATAAAAATATATATATTTTTAAAAATATAATAATAATATATATTACAAATGGGAATCAAACAATTCTTTAGAAAAATTGGTGAAGGAACTAAAAACTTCTTTAAAAAGGGAGGCATTGCTGATACAGGACTTCGTAAATTTAGTGAAGGAACTAAAGACTTCTTTAAAAAGGGAGGCATTGCTGATACAGGACTTCGTAAATTTGGAAATACCCTGACAAAAGCTGGAGGAGTAGCACAAACTATTTCACCTTTATTATCTATTGTAGCACCTGAGTTTGGTATTCCACTTATGGCTGCTGGAGCTTTAGCAAAACAAGGTGGTAAAACTGCTGGAGCTATTAGAAGTGGCGCTCGTAAGGGTGGAAACATTGTTGAGAAAGCACAGAACATTAGTGGAGCAATTCGAAGCGGTATTGAAGCATCGAAACCTTCTGTTGCCACTTTAGGAATGAATTTCGCTTAAATATACTTTTGAATATTTAATATTTTTAAATAAAATAATATTATATACTATAAATGAACCCCGCAGATAATAATGAGGTAAAAGAAGTAATGGCTACAAGAATAGTAAGTATGCCTTTAAAAAAGAATTTCAAAATATGGCTTGATAGTAATGTAACTGCTTCTTATAGTGGTACACAATTTGACGCAAGATATTATGTGGATTTTAACCAGTGTGTTCGTGAAACGTGGAGGCTCAACAGTTCTTATAGAATGACATTCTCTTTTGTTAGCAAAGCATCAACGTTTGCCATTGGGACTGTTTCAAGCACAAATGTTTATTCACTTCATATTGATTTAGGACAAGGAGCGCCCACAATGTATCGTTACACCGCAACAAGGACACCATCTGGAATTGTTAGGGTTTCAACTGATGGAACTGGAGTTTTTACGGTTACTGCTGGAGTAAATGATATTCCTTGTTATTTTAACGCTCGACCTGCTGATAATGAAGGGGTCTTTATTAATAACTTAAAAAATATAAATCAAATTGCTCTTAATTTAATTCAAGTCGGAACTGGAACATTTAATAGTGCTGACAACGCAACAATTAATACGGCAACAAAATATATATGCTGTTTGAATTTTGAAGAAGTTTAGGTATTGTTTAACTTTTAAATTTATATATAAAAATATTCTTATATATAAATGTCATCTAACTATGGATTTGAACCTACCCTTGATGGATTAAATAATATTGATGCTGATTCATCAACCACAACAAATATAATATGTGATACGATTACAGTAAATACGAGTTCATCTGTTCCTACAAGAACGGCAGGTGACAGCACTTCAAACATCGCAAATACGCAATTTGTTACTGATGCTGTTGCTACTGCTGGAGCAAACTATGTTACATTAGCAGGAGCATCTCAATCTATTTCAAGCGAAAAAACATTTACAAATGCTAATACTTTTATTACTGGGAACACTGTTACAAATAGTATTCGGTCGGCATCGGCAACAACGGATATTAACATAGGGCAAAATCTCACAACTGGCGATATATTTATGGGAACAAGCGTTTCAACAAACGTGGCGTTAAATTGGGGGTCATCATCAAATGGTGGAACTTTGACTTTTAGGGGTGGAACTTTTAATTTTTTTGCGACTGGATTAGCGTATTTCAGAAGTGGACCATCATTTGATACAAATATCGCAGACAATCAAACATCAGGCATTTTAAATTTGGGGACATTATCAACCCGAACAGGAGCGATTAATATTGGTTCTTTAACGACTGTAAATGCCCCTATCACAATCGGCAGTTCGGTATCAAGCACGCAAACTGTAACACATAACGGATTATCGACGTTCAATAAACTTGTGGTTGTTACAGATGGAATCTTACAAAGATGGGGTCAATCAACAACTGGACTAACACTAGGAAAAACAAATATAAATGAAATTACCGCAAAATTATTAGACAGTTTAGATTATTTATATTTTAATGGAAGCACTGGAGCAAATATTATGTATCTAAACTCAACAGAAATAGTCAATACATTACCTACAACATTTTCAAGCACAAGTACGCATACAGGAACGGCAACATTTAACGGCACGGCAACATTTAATGACCCCGTAACTATAAATGATAATGTTTTAATACAGCAACAAACATATCCATCTACAAATACATCACAACTTGGTTATAATAAAAC